CCCACCCCTACCGCGGCAATAGTCCCGGCTATCGGGCCGAGCTGCGCGTACGCCTGGATTATGGCTAGGGCCGCCGCGATGACGGCCTGCCCCATCATCATAGCCTTGCCGGCCTCGAACTGTTCGCGGTTGCCCTGCATCAGCACTTCACCGATCTGCCCCATGGCATCCGAAACAACCCCAATTTGGCGCATGGTGAGGTCACGCTTCGCGTCTGCGGCTTTTTGTTCGGCTGTCAATGTCTCTTGCTGTTCTTTCGCATGGCTGAGAGTTAGCGCCGTGTTGAGCGCCGATATCATCGCCGTAGTATGCTTTGCTAGCTCAACCCTTGCTGTGGCGGCTTTTTCGTTGTAGCCTTTTTCCGCCTCCATCTGGGCGGCAGCGGCTTGCTGTAACAATGTCGGGTCGTTGAAGTACTTAGCTTTGTTTTCTGCTTCTATCGCAGCCATTCGCGCCCGGTGCACACTGTCCACTATCCCCATCTCGGAGTTTGCGGCATTGGACAACAGGTCGATTTGGTTTTGAATGGCTTGTCGTTCCATTTCGTACTTTGCTTTAATTGCTACTTTTTCGGCTTCGAGGTGTGCCTTTATTCCTTCATACCCGCCAGGGCTAACCTTGGCGGCCGCCAAGTTCGCGGCGTCAACTATGTTTTGATTTTTGAGGCGGGACAAATCCATAGCCTGTTGCCTCTGCAGTTCCGCTAAAGCTGTGGCTTCCTGCTGTGCAACGTTCGCCTGTTTAAAGGCGTCAACCTTGTCCTTCAGTTCCTTCACTTGCCCAGAATATAGTCCTTTTTCGTTCAGAGCTGAGTTCTCTAGTTTTATCTGTAAGCGTAGCGCTTCTTGCCGCAGTCCCTGTTGTTCGTTCATTTGGATTTCGAACTGGGCGGCGGTTTGGGCGCGTTCGCTCCGAAGTTTCAACTCGCCCTCCCAAGCTCCAGTCATGTTGTCCTGGACGGACATTGCATCCTTGTATGCCTTGGAAAGGTTGAGGTTCGTCTTCCATGCTTCTCCTGCAGCGTGGAGACTTTCTACATATTGGGGGGTATATTTGATTTCCTTCTCGACAGTTGCATCGATATCGAGAAGCGCTTTTTCATGCTGATCGAGGTCCGGATTGTTATCCCGGATCTGCTTGTTGAAGCCTTCCAGTGTCGAGGTGTAATGTTGGTATTGGGAGTCTGCCTCCTTGGCGGCCTTCTTGACTTGCTCCTCTGCAGCAGCGCTGGCTGCTGCGGCTTTTTCTGAAGCTGCCCGCTGACTGTTGATGCTGTTCTGCGACGATTTCCTATCCGCTTCGGCCCTTGCCGACTGCGGATCGATGTTGGGAGATGTTTGTTGCTGCCGTAGAAAGTAATTGCCCAAAAGATCTTCACGAGCACCGCGATTCAACGCTCTACCTTGTTCGGCAATGCCACGCCAGAATTCGGTATCAGCACCCCCAGACATCCCTAAGGGAGATTTTTGACCAATTTCACCCAAGATGGTTTTGTAGTCCCCGTACAACATCTTTATTCTGTTGACATCATTTTCAAAATACCTGGATATCGTAGAGAGAGGGCCATGCCCTTCCCTCTCGTTGTGCAGATACCTTGCGGTGGAATTTGCCAGCTCGGTCAGCGCCGGCAACAGCTTTGACCCAATAGCTGCTGCTGTTTCGTTAACTTCATTTTTAAAGCGGTTGATGCCAGCCTGGCCTTGGGCTGCGGACTCCGTAGCGGCGGCACCGTAGGTTTTGTGCAGCTGCTCGGCCAGCTTGGGGAGCACGTCTACCGACATGAGCTTCCCGGCTTGCATCTGTTTCAGTAGTTCCTGGGTGGTTATCCCCATTGCGTCTGCAGTCAGTTTGACCGCGCCAGGTAGGCGCTCGCCTAACTGCCCGGAAAGTTCTTCGGCGCTGATTTTGCCCTTGGACATCATCTGGGAAAGCGCGAGGAAGATCCCGTTCGATTCCTCGCCGGAAAGCTTCAATGCGGTGACAGCTTCGGCAACTCCCGAGAATATCTTTCGAGTGGCTTCACCTTCTATTGAGGTGTTTCTCGTGGAGGCGGAAAATTTGGAGTAAGCCAGTGCAGTGTCGGTATAGACCAGACCAAGACGCTGGGCTTCCTCGCGAATAAATTCCAATTCACGGGTCACTGCCCTGCCGCTTCCGTGGGTCGCCTTCATTGCAGACTCTATCCGCTCGACAGCCAGTGCGGCGTCGATACTCTCCTTGATGAGAGCGGCCATCGAAAACCCGCCCACAAATCCGGCAACCTGACTGGTAACACCGCTGACGGCGCGGCCCATGGAGTTGGCAGAGGCTTCAACTGTTTTCAAGCCCGCTGCCGTACGCTCAACTCCGGTGGCCTTGATGTTGATCGCTATGTCTTTTATTGCCATCTTGACCCTCGATCAATTGGGACAGGTAGCGCAGAGAGTCTCTAACTGCGTACCGAATTGTTTGCGGCATTCCTCGACGTCCACACCCCTGCAGTACTCGCCCAGGCCCTGGTGCTGCATCCCGGAGGAGGTTGCGGTACCGCCCTTCTTGTCGCCGTAGGCGCGCCTCCAGGAGCGGTCCATCTCTTTCAGCGCTTCGCCTTCCCAAGGGGTAAGCTCGTTACCGGTGATCTGCGACCACGCCGCCATCTCCTGGTGCGAGATGGCTTCAGGGATGCATGCTCCGCCTGACATCCCGGCGACCACGGTAAATCTCCGGCTGTCGCTTAGTTCGTTGAACCAGGATATGAGGTGGGCCGTGAGCGGGTTGACGTCTATGTCGTCGCAGTCCCGCCCACGGGCCAACAGCTCGGCCTGGTCTTTCAGCTCGTCGATCAGCTCTGCAAAAAATTGCTCCGATCACCGATCTCGCCGTCGATCTGTTCTTTTACCCAGGGGATCTCCTGGTAAAGCTTGCGCACGTTCTCCGGCGTGCAGTCGAGCCACTCGCCTTCGGCCATTTCGATCTGCGGCCGGGAGCCGGTTTCCTTGCCCTCTTCGTCATAGATGAGGGTCCGCCAGCTTTTGGTGCAGCCGACCAGGAGGTCGAGTCCTTCGGCTTCGAGCTGCTCGGCGGTGGTGACGGGCTTTTTCTTGAACTGCTGCTTTTGTTTTGCCTGCATTTCAAGCCGGTGGTTGGTCTGGCGGCGCTGGATCTGCCTGCAGGTTTTGGAGTCCGCGCCATAGACCGTGATCATTACGCCCAAGGGTTCGTCGGTGACGGGGTGAAGGATGGAGATTTCTACTCCGGCTTCGGCAGCCTTGGCGGTGGACAAGCTCACTAAATTCGACATGTGTTTACTCCTCTATGGTTGGATTGAATAAGGAGGTGCAGGCGCACCCCGAAAGGTTAAAAAAGGCGGTAAGGAGGCCGGAGCCTCCAGCCTCCTAAGAGGAGGGAGGAGGCTCCGCCAAGGTAAAGGTGGAGGCCTGCCCTACACCACGAATTCCAGCTTGAACTCGTCGTCGCCGGTGTTCATCGCCAGCTGGATGTCGAGGTCGGCCGTGGAGAGCCCGTTGCGATCTCCGCTGCCGATTTTGGTGTAGACGCACTTGGGAGCCGTGATGTTGAACTTGTTGTAGGCGACCGCGCCGATGGGGCCGAGCGACAGGGCGCCGGCGGCGCCGGATACCCACTTGACCATGAAGTCGTAGGTGGCGGGGAGGACCATCTCCGGATCGATCTTGCCGGTCGGTTTCCGGTCGGTGAGCAGCGCCGACAGGTAGCCGGTCATGGCGCTCGCGGAGGACCTCATCTGGATCTCGTTCCCTATGTCGACGCTGAAGGTCTCGAAGATGGCGGAGTAGCCGTCGATGGTGAGGGCTGCGTTCAGCATGACCGGGGGCACGGACATCTCGAGGGTGGGGGTGACCATGGCCAGAGCGGGAGCGCCGTCGTAGACGCCGGTGAATTTGAAATCGGCGATGATGGGCTCGCCGGCCTTGCCGCTGAAAGAGACCGTACCGCGGCACCCCTTGAGCTTGCAGGCCCGGCCGTCGTCGTAGAGCCACATGGTGAGGCTCGGGACTCCGGTCGAGGCGGGAAGGTAGGTGACTTTTTCCGCGCCGGGTGTGACGTCGACGGTCTCGGCAAAGCCACAGGCGCGCAGATACTTGCCCAACGCGGGCTTGACCGTCGCGCTGTAGGTTGAACCGGGGCCTTTCAGTTCGGCCTTGAAGCTGATGGTCCCCATCTGCTGCCCCGGGATCTGCTGCAGTTTGGACAGCGTGTTGGTTTTCACGTTGTCGCGGGAGTACATTTTTACATCGGGGTCGTACTGGGGATCGATGGCGAGGATGCCTGCGTCGGCGACGGTGATCGCCTCGGCGGTACCCTCGACGGACTCGATCGCGGCGGCTATGATTCTGCGGCGTGTCAGCATGGTTTAACTCCCTCCTTCGGCTGTTAGGCCGGGGTTTCAGAAATGGCCGCCGATTCGGCAGCGGCGGGTTTGGTTTTTTTCGGCGACGGATCGGCAGCCTCGGTGGCGCCGACGATGACGGTTTCGGATGCATCGTTCGTGGTGATCTGCAGGCCAACAGCTGTTTCTTTGCCCATGGTTGAAACTCCTCCCCCGCCGGTTTAGCGGGTACCTTTGATTTTTTCGACGCTGCGCATGGTACCCAGCCCCAGGAGGCCGGAAAGTAGCACTATCAGGTCCGACATGGGGATGTCGGGGATCGGTGGCACGATGCTTTGCTTGCCTACCATGAGCGCACCCACCTGGCAGACCCAGGGAAGGAGCGGGCGAGCCAGGAAGGTGAGGGCGAGGCCTGCGACGCAGATCCAGCCGACCGCGGGACGCCAGCCGCTTTTAAAGAGGCTGTCGCTGGCTGCCTCGATCTTGTTGAGCTCGACCTGCCCCTGCATCTGAGCGATGTCGAAGTCCGCAGCCGCCTTGTTGGCGGCA